TGATCTAAAAGTCGCACGTTGTCATTAAAGACTAGCTCGTCAACGCCGGTAATGTCGTTGTTGCCTAATGCAAGGTTGCCTGACAAAGTACCGCCGGTTAAAGGCAGTTTAGTTGCGTCAGCTACGGTTATATTTGCACTACCGTCGAACGACACGCCGTTAATTGTTCTGGCTGTTTGCAGGGTAGTGGCTGTGGTGGCGTTGCCAGAGAGAGCCGCAGTAATCGTACCCGCAGAGAAGTTACCACTAGCGTCACGGGCTACGACTTTGCTTGCGGTGTTTGCCGAAGTGGCGTCTACAGCTAGAGTTCCAGTAGTAGTTATTGTGCCGCCGGTTAAGTAAGTACCGCCAGTAACGCTCGTTACTGTTCCTGTTTGAGCGCCAGCGGCAATACCGTCAAGTTTAGTGCCGTCAGCAGCAACGTCACGACCATCTACAGTGCCGGTAACACTTATATTTCCCGTTACAGTTAATCCAGATGTGGTGACATCAACAGTGTTGCTTCCGTTGGCGTATAACTCAAGAGTGCTATTCTCGTTGTACCTAAGTATCCAATCGTTATTTATATCATCGTAAAAACCGAAATCATCTTGGTCGCCCATAACTGACCACAGGGCCGTACCTGACGCTATGATCTGGATGCCTTTCCAAGTACCTAAAGCAGTAGAAATTCCCAATAAGCCACTGCGATCCGCGCTGTCTTGCAGAACGTGACCGTCAATATTTGCTGAAGTAACAGTTACGAGGCCAGCAGAGAAGTTACCAGAGGCATCTCTAGCTACAACCTTACTTGCAGTGTTGGCAGAGGTTGCATCGACGTTTAGGGTTACCGTGCCTGAAGTGCCACCGCCGGTTAAGTAAGACCCTGCAGTAACACCTGTGATGTCGCCGACGTTAGTAGTGTAGCCTGCGTCGTTGTTAAACCCACTGTTGTTAATGTTGGCTTTGGTCAGTTTCCTCTGTACGTTTGAAGCATCAACAACTACAAAAAAGTCACCGTCTCCGTTTGTCGTAGAGGTTGCCAGCTCGCTTAAATCTAACGAGATTGTGGGGGTTGCCCCCTCACTTGAGGCGCTTCCGTCTAGGCCCGTACCAGTTGCAATAGTTGCAACGTAGTTACCTGTGGTATCTGTACCCAAAGCAACAGAATTAGCGGCAATAGTCGCCGCTATGCTTACATTACCCGTACCGTCAAAACTACCCGAAGTACCTGTGACATCACCCGTTAAGCTGATTGTCCTGCCTGTGGCCAGAGCGGTAGCAGTAGTAGCGTTGCCCGATAGGGCGCCAGAAAATGTTGTGGCTGTGGCTGTGCCAGTAATGCTTATGCCTGTGGCGGTTGTGGCGAGCTTGAGGGCGTTGTCATAATAAAGGTCAACAGAGCCATTGCCTGTGGCACTTAACATTGTTTCGCCATTTCCATTTTCTAGCGAAATAATTCCGTTATTTCCTCCTTTAATTACTAATGGCCCTATCCCTACATCAGCAATAATGCTTTGACTACCATCATGATAAATCTCTAGGTCAGAACCAGCACCAAAGATGGCCTTGTCATTATCACCAAAGGTCATGTTTCCAGAGGAAACAAAGCTAGTACCAGTAATAGCCCCCGCGCTAAAGTCACCAGACGCATCACGAGCGACTAGTGTAGAAGCGGTATTAGCGGTATCACTTTGGAGGTCTTGTGCGGCGGCAGTTACATAGACAACAGCACTGCCGGACAAGTTAAGAAGGGAACCTGTGCTACTTTCAATAAGCGCACGGGAAAGCGTCGTCCCTGACGAAGTGTATGTGCCAGTGCCTATCTCAAACGCAGCGCCATCTTCGATGGTGTACCGGACAGTCTCGGCGTTTGCCACGCCAGCATCTGCAAAAGTCTGAAAACCTGCTACAGCAGAACCGAGCGTAATCGTCCCTGTCCCTGTCGTAGCAGTGGACATCTTAGCTCTATTAACTAAAGTCACCATAGCTACGGTCTCTCAGTTTTAGGCGATACGAATAATGGCGTTGCTCGCATCAGCAGCAGGGAAGACAATAGTAAAGTCACCCGCAGTTGAAGTTTTATCTGAGCCAAAATCAAGAACAGCTACCGCAGGGTTAGTGCCGCCGTTAGCTAAGTAAATAAGCGCACCGCGAGCAGTAATCGTCGCACTAGAAAACGTAAGGTCTGCAAAGTCTAAAAACGCCGTGGTGCCGCTAGACGCAGGGTTAGCTGAGATAGTCAGCGTACCGCCGCCAGCAGAGTAGCCCGTACCCGAGACTTCGTTAGTCGCAGAATACGCAGTAGTAGTCGCATCCAGCGTAGCTGACGACGTATACAAGGCCAGCTTAAAGACCTGTGCTGTGCCGCTGCTAAAGTCAAAAGTCCCGTCAAGAATATCGACTTTGAATGATGTTGCCATAGCCTGTGTAATAGCCATTTGTCCTTCCTTTTAAATTAACGCGGTTCTATTCTGAGTTGGCCGGAGCGATACATATCTTCTCGCATCTTGCCGTCACCTAAGTTATTTTATAACGCAGTAGCATCAACCTCTGTTTACAAAGACAGAGCCACTTCTATAATTATCTGTAGTGTTAAAGCCCTCACCCAATATCTTAAGCTGGGCAAGAGATTCATCAAACTTAGACTGATATAGAGACATCATGTCAGGGTCGCCCTTGAGGTAGACATATGCCTCTATCAGAGATCCATACAGCAATGCATTCTCTGCATTATCTCCCAGCCAACTGGTGCCTGAAACATCCGTGGTTATGGAGTTTGGCTTGTATAGATAATGAAGCTCAACATCAAAGTTGGCGTTTGGTGTTGGGCCAATAATAAAGTTGGCATCATCAAATATGCCGTAATACTTTGGGACACCTTGAGAGGTAGAGGAGGGGAAAGACTCTCTAATAAAATTAGCGTCTTTAAAAAGGAGATACTCGTAACCACTATTATCTATTGCCAAGGAATACTGAGACAAAAAATCGTCAGGCATAGTCAAATACTGATTACCACTAGTAACACTTCCGGTGACGTTCTTCCTAAAGTCAGGAAGCTGTACAGTTCTAAGTATGCGCTCCTCGGCCTGAGTAATAAATGTAGGAAGATTAGTTACAAAACTAGTCTCAGTAGTTTGAAGATAGTCTTCTATAGCTGTCTTTAATGTTGTGTAAGTCCAAGCCATTAGCTTATCTCTACTGTAACTCTGCCAACTTGCCCGTACATATCTAGACCGACAAGACCAACAGGATTCCAAGAATATAAACGCCTACTTTCTGCCAAGCCTCGGTCAGGCCTCGGGTCTCTCAAAGCTTGCGGATCATTCATCCTGATTCGCCCAAGCTGTAACTGAGGCTGGTCTTCATCGAGAACATCTCGCCCAACAAGCATACCGTTTGGTCTTCCATCCTCTATCTGAGGAACCAAGTCCCTAAGCTTGTAACGGAACCCCGTCCTATCACAAAAACCAAAAGCTTTCTTACCACTGGCGTAACTGCTCATAAGTACTGATAGCCTCCCGGCACAACATACAATGCAGCCTTCTCTCTATCCGCATCAGATGCCAGCTCCCACTGCTCATCATAAATTTGCTTAAGCAACGGCGCTCTTTCTGAGGCTTCAGGCTTCTTGACACTCACCTGATAGGCAAGACCAGCAACAAGACAAGGAAGCCAGCGGGAAGGGACATCCATATTGTTTGAAGCTGGTTTGCCAGAATCTTCTATCCTCTGCATATAGTAATAAACCAGAGTGTAGGTTTCGGCTGAATCAGGGACAGGCCAAAGGTTTATCGCAATCTCAGATGGATCTTTTTCTATCCAGTACTGAAGAGGTCTGGCCTGATTCAACTTGTTTGTAAGGTGCGAGTACTGACTAACAGAGATTCTCTGCATCATCAGGTCAGACTGACTGCTTGTGTTTCCAGCGTCAGTTCTAATAAAGGCTTCAATGATATCCAGCTTGTCGGAACTTAAAGCATATCTGCTTGTGCCGGGAGTCAAAGTCTCAGATGCAGACTGCACCGTCCACAGGTTCAGGCCACGGTTCTGCCACTCAAGCATCATGAGGTCTAAGCTTCTACGAGCTGTGCGATAGTCATATCCGCTCTTAAGCTCTACCCCGGCCCTCTCATAGGCTTCTTCAATTATGTCGCCTATATCGAGATTAAATGCATACGTTCCACTGGTAGCCATTATCTGATCATACCTCTAGTAAGACCCCTGACCGCTCTGCCATCACCTCGGCCCACTGTTCCGCCAGCGAACTTCTTCTCAACATTACCGGCCTCGGACATAGCAATAGCAACGGCTTGATCCCGGCTGGTTACCTTCTGACCGGAACCACTCTTAAGATCGCC